GGGCGAAGCTATATACCCCGCGCCTCACTCATCGGACCACCCCAAATAACACCCTTACGTTATACCCCCCTATCCCTAATCACCCTTACGTCAGTACACCCTACCCCTAGGGTCTTAGCCCACCTACCCCTACCCCCAGGTGTGAATTGTCGGTAGGGTGAATCGAGCCCACAGGTGGGTCGGACCGAGGGGACGGGCCTTCGCTGGGGAGCGAGGGCTTTTCTTCCGTCACTGAGTAACCTGAGTAAGTAGGACCGCAACGCAGGCGTGTCGATTCTGAGCGTGATCGCTGGCGGCAACGTCTTAGAGCCTCCGCAACGCACCAGCACCCGCTGCACGGAGAGCTACGAATCGCTCCGAAGTCGCATCTACGACACCCTCCTCCCAGCTCAAAAGGAGTTTGTCGACGACACCGACCACAAAATCCTGGGCTACTGCGCCGGATTTGGTGCGGGTAAGACGCACGCCCTGAACGCGAAAGCTGTGTTTCTGGGCATGGACAACCCAAATACAACTGCAGCAGTATTTGAACCCACCAACATCCTTTTACGGGACGTTTGGATGCGTTCCTTTGACAGTTTTCTCGAGCGGTTTAATATCGAGCATGACTTCCGCGTGTCTCCCCAGCCGGAATATGTCCTACATCTTCCGCGGGGCCCCGTAACCCTTATTTGTCGAGCAACTGAAACATTTAATAGAATTAGAGGCCAGACATTAAGTTACGTATTGGCCGATGAACTCGATACATCTCCTCTAGAAGTAGCACAAAAAGCGGTCGAGATGATGCTGGCCCGTCTACGTGGCGGCAAGAAACCCCAGTTGGCGGTTGCGTCGACGCCTGAAGGCTACAAAATCTTCTACCGCACCTTCGTTGAGCACGGTGACCGAGACGACCGCCGTTTGATTAAAGCAAAGACGACCGACAACCCCCACCTACCCCCTGGATTTGTCGAATCACTCTACGCAAACTATCAAAGCAACTTGATTGCTAGCTACATCAACGGAGAATTCACAAACCTTGCAAATACGACCGTTTACCACCCCTTCGACAGGGACCGTCATTGGTGCGACACGGACCTATCCCCCGAGGATCGGGTGTTTGTCGGCATCGACTTCAACGTGGGTGCTTGTTTCTGCATGGTGATGGTGCGACGCAGCGAGGATTTCCACGTTGTGGCAGAGCACCACCCGAAAGACACGCCTGCTGTGGTGAAGCTGCTGCGCGAGACCTACAGCGACTACGTAGAACGTGGTGATCTGGTGGTGATCCCTGACGCCGCTTCAAGGCAGCGCACCACCACCAACGCAGCCGAGTCCGACCTTTCACTGCTGAAGAAGGGCGGCTTTGTGGTGAAGAACCAGAGCGCCAACCCCCAAGTAGCGGACCGTGTTAACGCGATCAACGTGCTGCTCCTGGCTGACCGCCTGAAGATCCACAACCGCTGCAAGTACCTGATTAAGTCAATGGAGCAGCAGACCTATTCCAAGACGGGCAGCCCAGAGAAGGGGATCGGCGGTTTGGACGACATCTCAGGCCCTGTGGATGCGTTGGGTTACGCCATCACCTACTTGGCACCGCTGCGTCGTTGGACGACGGGCGGCAGCTCCTTCCGCACCTACTAATGGCAAAACGCGAACGCCTCCACCTCTCCCAGTACACCGTCATCGAGACAGGGCGGGACTGGAACGGCAGGTACTACATCGTCTACGGCAACAACGCCAGCGTGTTCATGCGTTGTCCGAAAGAGGTCCGCAAGTGGTTGAAGCTCCCGGCCAAGATCCCTCAACGCGAGGCATATGACAGCTGGATTGCATCACTTGAAGCAGCTGATGCCAGCAAGAAGAGCAAGCCTGTAGAGGAGGGAATGAGCGAAGAGCTATTGGCGACTGGGTTTGGCCCCGAGGTTCACGCGTTGGATGAGAGCGACCCCAACTTTCAGACGAGGACGGTGTTATGAGCACCGGAAACCTCGGTAAAACCCTGTAGTGATCGGACGTGGCTGATAACAGCACCTACCCCCAGCGTGTTGTTGCGCCAGCGCCGCTGCCTGTTCAGTACGGGCTAGACGACGATCCCAGCGTGATCAGCAGCGCAGTGCTGCAGATGATCCCGAATTGGGAGCCGATTGATGTTTGTGTGGGAGGCACCCGCACACTTAGAGCTAACGCTGAGAAGCTGATTCCAAGGGAGCCTTCTGAGGCGAAAGAGAGCTACGAGCGGCGGATTTTCCACGCGACGATGCCACCGTTCCTGAATCGCCTGGCATCACAAGCGGCGGGGATCATCCTGCGCAAGGGCATCCAAATCGAGGGTGACCCGTATTGGTACGACTGGATCAAGGACGTAACGGGTGATGGCACCACCCTCAACGAGTACGCCAGGCGTCAGCTGGTGACTGCGTTGCTTTACGGGCATAGCAGCACGGTGGTGGACTACGCCAACGACACCACTGCTCGGACGTTGGCAGAGGAGCGGTCACTGCGGCGCAAACCGTATTTGGTGCCGATTGCACCGAATCAGATCTTGGGGTGGCGCACCGCCAACGACTCGACTTCCAGCGACCTGGCACAGGTGCGGATCAAGGAGCGTGTCGTTACCAGTTCAGGCGCCTATGGAGAGGAGCTCGTCGATCAGATCCGAGTCATGGAGGCCGGCAGCTACGAGATCTGGCGCACACCTGCCACCACTGGGCTAACAACAGCGCCTCAGTGGGAGCTAGAGCGTCGCGGTCGCACCAGCTTGGACCGCATCCCGATGGTGACGGTGTATTCCAACCGCACCGGCAATTTGATGAGCGTGCCACCGCTGATGGAGGTGGCTTACTTGTGCATCGCCTACGCGCAGCGCTTCTGCGATTTCCACCACGCCATCCACGTTGGTGCCAACCCGATGCTGGTGCTGCGTGGGTTTGACCCCGACAGCGACACTCCGCTGGGGATCAGCGTCAACACCGCGCTGCTCCTACCCCCGGATGGCGGTGCGGAGTACGTACAACCCACCAGCGAGGCATTCGACAGCCAGCTGAAGTGCCTCAAGGAGCTTGAGGATCAGATCGGCCGGTTAGGCGTCAACACGCTGAGCCAAGCCAACCTCACCAACGCTGCTGCAGAAGCGCGTCGTATCGACCGCATAGACAGCGATTCGATCATGGCGGTGATCAGCGGTGATCTGGAGCGCACCATCGCGCAGATCTTTGAGCTGGCAGCGGAGTACGTGGGGATTGAGCCACCAGAGGTCAGCATCCCGCGTGACTACGAGAACAGGCTGATCGACGGCAACCAGATCACTGCATATCTGCAGCTCTACATGCAGAACGCGATCAGCCAGCAGACGCTGCTGAAGATCCTGCAGGACGGAGAGGTGCTGCCACCCACCATCGATCTCGATGAGGAGTTGAGCCTCACGGCGGAGCGACTGGCTGAACAGGAGGTGATGGATCGCCTGGCAGCAAGTGGACCCGACATGGCGTTTCAATCACCCTCCGATAACGCAGGCCAGGGGGAGTCATTGGACAGCCAGACGTTGCCCACTCCTCTGCGCTCAGGGCGTAATGCCTAATGACAAATGAGGAGTACCTCCGCGAGCTAGCGGCAGCCATCACACAGCAGGAGGACATCACCGACGCAGAGGCGAAGGACGTGCTGTATGAGCTAGCGCTGCGCATCTATGCCTTGTTGCTGGCGCAGCTACCACCCACGCGCTTTGAGAGGTACATGATGTGGCCGCAGCTGCGTCGCCAGTTGTTGCCGTGGTTGTTTCAGGCCAACGACAGGCTCGCTCAGATCTTGCTGAGCCGCGTCACGGCGATGGAGACGCTGGTGTTACCCACGGTTGAGCAGATGTTTGCCTTGGAGGCTGGTCAGCTACGCCCCCGCCCGATCACGCAGGTCTTGGACGAGACGTTGGTTGTGGGCACGCGTTTATCGCGCTTGTTCACACCTGCCCCAGTGACGGGCAACACGCCGTTTGTCACGCAGCTCCTGCAGCTGTTGGAGCGCAGCGTGATTGGAATGTTTTTCGAGGATCCGACCACACCGCAAGTTGCACAGAAGGTGGTGGGCAGCCGCACCCGAGCGGGTCGACAGGTGCCTGTGGTGACGAAGGGCACGGTGGCCAATGTGTGGCGTGAGCGGTTCCGCTCGATCACAGCTGCAGTGCTGTGGGCACCAGTGACACCTGCTGCTGCGCGTGCCGCTGAGATTGCCATAAGCACAGGCGCAGTCACGCAGGTGCAGTGGCGCTGGAATGCGGTTCTAGACCCAAGGACGTGTCCTCGCTGCCGCCCACTTAATGGGCGTGTGGAAGACGCACCAGATGAGTTTCCTGAAGGCCCACCACCCCTACACCCTCTGTGCCGGTGCGTGTTAATCCCGCAGATAAGTAGATAGGGGCAATCTCGGGTGTAGTTTCACCTCATTGCATGACTGATGAAGTCATGGGTGCTCCCTCAGCGGGGGAGCAGGTTGATTCCGTGAATCAGCAACCCGAAGCGACCACCGGCTCCGACGACGTAGCAGCTCTGCGCCGCAAGTTAGAGCTTGTCCAGCAGGACAATCTCAGCAAGGGCGATGCCAACCGCAAACTCAATGAACGGCTTGGCGAATTAGAGAAATCGCTACGGGAACGTGAGACCGAGCTGAAGTCAGGCAAACAGCAGCAACTCGCCGCCAGCGGTGAGTACAAGAAGCTGTGGGAAGAGGCAAATGCGGACAACGCCCGTCTGCAGCAGCGCATTGGTGAACTTGAAGCCGCGCTTCAGGCAAAGGATGCAGAAGCCAATGCAGAACGGTTACGTGCCCAGGCGATCCAACAAATCGGCCAGGCGAATGCCCTCGCTCCCGAACAGCTTTACGGACTGCTGCAGCACCAGCTCAGGAACGTAGATACTGGCCCGGCGGTCGTTGTCAACGGAATTGAGCAACCGCTGAACGCATACCTGACGCAGCTACGAAATCCTGGTTCTGGCTGGGAGCATCACTTCCGCAGTTCAGGTGCCGTAGGGATGGGCAGCGCACCCAGTGCGAACGGTCTTCCCGGTGTCGCGAATCCGTACAAGAAGGAGACCTTCAACTTGACGGAAGCAATGAGGCTGGAAGCAGAAAACCCAGACTTGGCAAAGGCTCTTAAGGCTGAAGCTGGTCGCGGGTAATCACGGTAAACCCCGCATTTCAAGACAATGGCACAACAAAACATGGGCGGGACCTTCCTGTCCAACCTGATCACCCGCCCCGAGTTCCTTCAGTACACCTCGGAGCGTATTTTTGAGCAGTCGGCCTTCATCCAGGCTGGCATTATTCAGCGCAATAGTGCTCTGGACGCTCGCGCCGGCGGGACCAGGGTTCGCGTTCCGTTCTTCGATGCAATCAACCCCACCGAGGAGGTGATCACCTCCGGTAACAGCTGGGGTACTTCTGGCGCTGGTTATCTAACCAGCCAGAACATCACCGCTGACGAGCAGATCATGACGATCCTGCATCGTGGCTTCCAGTATGCAACCGACGATCTCTCGAAACTCGGCACCGGTGCTGATCCTTTGGCTCACGTTCGTGACCAACTGGCTAGCGCGATCAACCGTCTGAAGACCGGCACTCTTATCGCTCATTTGGGCGGTTTGTTTGGCAACATCTCTGGTTCCGGCGTTCTCGGTGCTAACACCGTCAATAAGACCGGCACAACCTCTGCCACTTCCGCTAACTACTTGACTGCTGCCAATGTGGTGGCGGCCAAGCAAGCCCTGGGTGAGCGTGGTTATGAGCTGTCTGGCATTGCCATGCACAGCAACGTGGCTGCATACCTGGAGGAGACCGGCTATCTGCAAGTGCAGACGGCTGGTGGCAGCGTGTACGCCGGTGGCGGCGTCGGCGCTGGTCTGGGTGCTGGTCAAGTCGGCCGCTTCGCTGGCCTGAACGTCGTGATCGATGACCAGATCGGTGTTGTTGCTGGTGGCACTGCCACCCACCTAAACAAATATCCGGTCTATCTGTTCGGGCAGAATGTTGTTTCTGAAGGGATGCAACAGGATCTGCGCGTTGAGGTAGATAGGAATAAGTCCAGCTTCCAGGATCTCCTGATCTGCGACTTCCACTACGGATTCCACGTGGCCGGAACAAAGTGGGCTGCTGCTGGTGACAACCCCACCAACGCTGCCACCACTGGCAACCTTGGCGCCACTGGCTCCTGGGGTCTGGCCTACACCAACGCCAAGAACGTGCCCCTGGTGCGTCTGCTGGTCAACACCCCTTACGACACCGGCGTCTACGCCTGATCGTAAGAGGAATCAAGGCCCCGCTTCGGCGGGGCTTTTTTATTGTCAGTCGATACCGAGCCGCATTTTTTCTTGCCGCTCAAAGACGCCGATGGTGTCGACGCTCATCTTGTAGCTCTGGAGCATCACCTGATTGACGAGCACGTAGCTGAGCTCAAGTTTTTCAGCGATCTCAGGGACAGTGGCACCAGCCTCCTTAAGTTCACGGATCTGGGGCACTACATCCTTCCAATCGCGGATGCTGTTGGAGGGAGCGGGGTCTTCCTTAGCAGCCTTTTTACGAGATGCCTTTGGAGCTGGTTTGGCGTCTTCAACTGCTTGGAGCATCTCTTCTGGAAGTTCGCTCATCAGACATACGGACGTACAACCGAAGTTGCCCCGGAAACCTAGACAATCGCCTAAAAACCAGTGCCCACCCTCGTCGCAACTGCAGGTGCCAGTAACGCCAATAGCTATCTGACTGTTGCAGGCGCTGACAGCATTGCCGATGGAATGGTGGGCACATTGACCTGGAGCAGCGCCACCGAAGCCAACAAGATCAAGGCATTGATCACCGCCACGAACGGCTTAGAGACGTTGAGGTGGACTGGCACTCGTGCTAGCAGCACCCAAGCTTTGGCGTGGCCACGCACCGATGCGAGCTGCGGCGATAAGACCATCGCGTCTGACGACATACCACGCGAGATCGAACTGGCCACCTTCGATTTAGCCAATGCGCTGTTGGGGGATCCGACGCTGTTGCGCAGCTCCTCCAGCAAAGAAGCACTGGTGACTGGCATCCCCAACCGTGACCTCAAGCGTCTGAAGCTCGACGTGCTGGAGATCGAGTGGAACACCAACGTTGGCAACTCCACCACTGAAGCGGTGACACCGCTGACGGTGCTTCCCCATCTGGCGACGATCTTGGGCTGCCTGACTACCAGTACCACCAAAGGAGGGCTTGGCGGCGTTGTCTCAGTACAACGCAGTTAGGTCTTTATAGCTAGATAGGTTGCGTTGGCTACACTGCGCCAATGGCTCAGGTTGCCGGCCAGCCGAATACGCCGAGTGGTGCGAGGCATCGGCCACGCACCGGCTACTTGGCTACGCCTTTAAGCCGCGAAGAACAACGTCACGTCGCGGCGATGTACCGCGAGCACCAAGGATTGCTGCGCCTGATGGGGCGCAAGTTGTGCAGGAAATACCCGTTTGTGAGCGCCGAAGACGTGTTTTCGTGCATTGATCAGGCATTTATCAAAACCTGCCGCGCCTGGCAGCCCGCCAAAGGCACGTTCAGCACATTGCTCACTGTCTTCGCCGAAGGGGATGTGTTGCACTTCATCCGTGACCACAACTGGTTGGTAAAGGCACCCGGCGCTGTACGGCGCAACGGCCAGTTAGCCCGGAAGATGCTGGACCGTGGCAGCAGCCGCGAGGAAGTATTGATCGCGCTGGAGATTACCGAGGACCAGCTGAAGCTGGCGTTGGTTGCCACCAGCCCCACGGACCACGACATTAGAGGGTTTGATCTGCACGTTTGTCCTCGTGCAACACCGATGGAGCTATTGGAGCAATCCGAGGCGGCAACTTAGGGCCATAAGCTCCCACTGCTCTCATGGCGACTGGTGCCTTTTTCAATAGCCTCGGCTATAAGTTTTTCGTGAAGGCGGCCACCACCGCCTCCACCCACCCCACCGTCAGCACCGGCATGACCGAGGTGCTGTCGCTGACCGACGCCTCCCTCCAGGGCTCCACCCAGACTCAGGACGTACTGGATTACGGCAGCACTCTGGGCTTTACCGCATCGATTGTGCAGCAGCAGAGCTACACAATTCCGATGTCGATGAACCTCAACCTGAATGACGCAGGTTATCTGATTCTCAAGAACGCTGCGCTGAATGCCGCCTCCGGCACCACCCTTGAGTGGTTCCGTGAATCCCCCGAAATGAGCACCACCGGCAGCCCTGAGTACCACTCGGGTGTTGCATGGGTGACCGATTTCTCCGAGTCGATTGCTGCAGGCAACGTGGCTCAGGTGACCTTCACCCTCACCGGCTACGGCGCCTACACCTGGAGCGCTGAAACCAACGCCTGATCGCTTCTAGGGAGCTAAAGGGTCCGCCGCCTTATGAGGTAGCGGACTTTTTCATGCGCCACCACGCCAAATGTTGGCGAACACGTCAAGTGGTGGCTTGTTCTCGAAAGCCGCTTCAATCCAGTTGCGTGCTGGTCTGTTTGGCAAAGAGACGGCGTTGCTTTGACCGGGCGGTGTGTAGACCCCGTAATCGCCGCCCTGCAAGACCTTTCCTGAGTAGGGAGCTTTCCAGATGATCTCCAAAGCAATGGACTTCTGATCGCGCACCACACGCGGCTCAGTCATGGAATCCAAGAGACGGCCCGTGTCAACAATGTCCCGTTTGCCGGCTCGAACGACAACTCCAGGCTTGCCCTGAGTTCGTTCACCTCCCAGCAAGAGGCTGACCCGCCGGCGGGTGTCATAGTTCCATTGCCAGATTGGATTAGAAATCTGCAGAACTGTCTCTTGCGCGTAGACAGCACCAGCTTCTTCCAAGGATTCTGCAACCTTGTTAAAGATGTTTTCAGGTGTCCACTTGGCGAAATAGAAGCTCAAGAGTTCTGCTCCCTACTCGTCAGCTGAATGCGCTCCCCAAGAGCAGCGTTAAGGGTGTTACCAAGCAAACCGGTTTTTCCGTAGGGAAGGCGTAGGCCCGTTACCTCGCAAGGGAATTGCCCCTCACCTGCAAATGTCACGACACCTTCAGTACCGACACCTACTCGACTATCAATAGCACTAAGGCAGTATCCGTCAAACACTGTTTCCAGGACTTCTACGCCTGGGAAGCTGGTTCCGCTGATCCTATCTGACTTCAAAAACAGCTCAATGCTCACGGTTTCTGTTGCCGGTGTCACGTTGCCGGTGGTCGGATCCGTAACTACTCCTGTACCAGCAACGGTGAACGTCGCTGTGGCGTTAGCAAGAGCGCTTAGAGCTGAAGCCATACCCAAGTTTTCCCCGGCAACCTCGGCTATAGGAGGCGTTGGCGTTTGTGGCTCAGGATCTCGGCACAGCGGTACTGCGCCTAGAGGTTCAGACCCAAGAGGCGCTACAGGCTCTTAACGCCTTCCGAGGGCAGGTCGCCAGCGCCCTTAAGGACACCAACACCGCCTCGATCTTTTCTGGGGTAGAGCAAGGCGCAAAAGCCGCAGGAGAAAAGGCCGGCAGAGCGCTGACTGAAGGCGTTAAGAAGGCGACAAAAGAACTCAAGTTCAGCAGCTTTCAGCAAGCTCTTGATTTCTCTCCAAAGAACTCGGTTAAGGGTCTTGAGGATTACGCAAGAGCGCTGCGTAATCTCCGTGACAAGACTGATCTGGGTGTAGCTGGGACGCAGCAGCTCACCGACCGTCTGGGTGCAGTTGAGGCTGCGCTGCGTCAAGCCAAGCAGACAACCGCTCAGACCGCAGCGGAACAGAAGCGTTTTAACGACGCACTTGATAAGGTCGCGCTTCAGCGATTCGCTGATCAGGCCAAGGGCTTTGCTGCGGGACTACGGGAGCAGGCAAAAGCAGCGGCCGCAAACGCAGAGCAGTTCCGCCGTTTGCGGGATCAGGCTGAAGGCGCTGCCAAGGCGATTGCTGGGATAGCGGCTAAGGGTGTTGGCGAAGCGCTGAAGGTGCCAATCTTCGGGCTACCGAAGGACGTAACCAGCACCTTCGACAAAGCAAAAGCGCAAATTGAGCGCTTGCAGAGGCAGGCTGAGACAGCCAGTGGCAAGGTTGCGCGGCTGAGTGAGGGAATTGCTGTTCTTGGCGCAGGTGGTGTTGCTGCCAAGGGTGTGATCGACACGCTCGGCGGGATTGGCAGCGCAGCAAGCAACACCACCGGCATTCTTAGCCAAGTCCAGCAGGCGCTGGAGTCATTACCGGGTCCACTAAAAGGACTTGGTGGCTTAGATGATTTGTTTGCCAGGGGTGCTCAGTCAGTGGCTGAGTGGTCGGCAAGCATTCTTCAGGCGCAGGGGGAGTTGTCGACGCTGACAGCCCCGCTCGAAGCTGTCACCAACTCACTGTCGGCACTTGGCCCTGAAGCTGCTGTTGTTGGCGGTGCACTTGCCTTCACATTCGCAGGGTTCCAAGACCTAATTGCCAAGAGCTTCAAGCCAGGTATTGATGGTGCGCGTGCTGCCCTTAAGGGCATTACTGCGGACACGCAGGCGTTGCTTGAGGCATTGGCTGCAGCGTCTGAAGCCTCAAAAGGCATTGCTTCACTGAACGACCTGCGCATCGCTGAGAAGGACGCAATGACACGGGTGCAGTCCAGCCCCGTCGGAACAGAAGCGAACCTTCAGGCCAGCCAAGAGCTACTGGACATCCAGCGCCGGATCAAGGAAGAACTGCAAGCGCAGTTCTACCAAAACCAGCGGTTGGCAGTATCTGAGCAGGAGCGTGCTCAGATTGCAAAGCAGCTGCAGAACGCTGCTAAGCCTTCGGGTCCGCTGGCGCTGCCTAGCAGCCAGATGCTCAACGCCGAGGGGCGAGGCATTAGGCGGCTGGCACCAGATGTGGGCCCCGCTATCGACGTTGGTCTGCAGAGCGCTCGTAACTTCACCGCCGAGCTGCTTAATGCAGGCCGCGCAGGTCAGCAACTGCCTCCAATTTTTGGTCAGGTCGGATCAGCGCTGCAAGGGCTTGTAGACCTGACGGTTGAACAAACGCAGGGCACAAAGTTTCAGAACGAACTTCTACAGGACCAGCTGGCGCTGCAACAAAGGTTGCGTGAGACTGAGGAGCAGCGTTCGCGTGATGCGCGGTCGAGACTGGCGCAGGCCGCACAGGAACGTAAGCAACGTGGGCTCGATGCGGCTGACGCCCTCCTTGCAGGTCAGCAGCCGCAGCGCGGCGGTATTAGCGACGGCTTACGCAGACGTGCTGGAGACGCACTCGGCAGCGGGCTAATTGGTGGCGCGTTTCCCCTGCTGTTTGGCCAAGGGGTCGGCGCTAGTGTTGGCGGCGGCGTGCTTGGCGCTGCGGGTGGGGCAGTTGGTGGTCAATTCGGTTTTGGACTGAGCCTTATCGGCACCGCCCTCGGGCAACAGGTGGATCAGGCCGTAAGTCGCCTGAGTTTGCTGGGTTCAGCACTAGACGACCCAATCGGAAAGTTCCAAGAGCTTGCTCAAGCGGGGCTTATATCTTCTAAATCACTAGAGAAAAACATCGCAGCGCTTATCGGTAGCGGACGGGAAGCCGAGGCGGCAGCACGTATTCAGCTCGACATTGCGCAGCAGTTTGGCGATACCGCCGAGCTTGACAACTTGGCTAGCGCGGCAGGTGAGTTGCAGCGTTCTTTTGCAAGTGCTTCTACTGTGCTAGCCAAGTTTATTGCTGGACCGCTTGCCGACTTCACCAGCAAACTTGCGCTGAGCTTCAGCCTTATCGGGCAGCGTGGCGTTGTGAACGAACGTGTTTCACAACTAGGGCTGAGCGATGGGCAGCGCACCTCCCTTGTGGCCGAGGCGCGCAACAACATCGGGGGCGACCCAACAAAGCTATACGAGGAGGTAAATCGACTATTGGATGAGCGCTACGGCAAAACACAGCAGGTACTAGATGCTGAAAGACTTATTGCCGAAGCAGTTGCAAGACAGGGTGCTCTTCTATCTAATAGCTATAGCCAAGTTGACGCAGATGCCTTTGGCAACAAGCGACTGCAGTTAGAAAAAGAGATCGAGGCTATTGAGTTACGACGCCGTGAATCTCTTGCCGTAGGCGGGCTTGCAGAGGAAAAAGCAGCCCAGATAAGCAGAGACGCTGCGCTTGAAACGTACAAGGCAAAACAGAACATCGCTCGTCTTGACAGAGAGACTTGGGCTCAGAACATCGCAGCTGCGAACCAGCTCAAGAGCATCCAAGAAGAGATTGCGATTGAGCAGCAGCGCCCCGGCCTCACCGGCACCGGCGTTAGTGCTCTACAAGCCGTGAAAGCGCTTGAGGATGCGAAGCGTGCTGAGCAGGACGCTCAAGCCGCGCTGCGTACTGCACCTGGCGACAACAGCCTGCTCAACTCAGCCAAACTAGCCAGTGAGCAGGTACAGCTGGCGGCAGCAAAGACCAAATCCGACCTGCTCGATGCTTACAAGTCAGCTCAGGATTCAGTCAAGAGCATCAGCCGCAGCATCGAAGATGCCGTTACCCAACTACAGCAACTCCAGAACACTTCCGGGGGTGGTCTCAATGAGTTTCTTTCGCCGCAGCAGGTTGCTAATAGCCAAGCCGCTCTGAACCAACAGCTACGCTCACAGGCTCAAGAGATTTCCGCACGTCGCGGCCTTAACTTTAACGTTGCTGGCACAACAGAGCAGCGTAATGATGCTTTGCTGCGTCTAATCCAAGCCGACCGTCAACAAAACAGGCTGGAACAAGATCTTGCGCAAAGTCGCGTGGATCTCGGTAAGGCGCAAAACGATCTCGCCACCGTGAACGCAAGCCTCGTCACTGTCAACAGTCAGCTGGCCGATGCCACCAACAACCTTGCCAGCAAGGACTGGAACGTGAACGTGGCCGTCAACGCCAACACCGGCGCCTACGCCGTCCAACTGGGCTAAGCCATGACTGTCTCCATCGGCGCCTTCACCACCGCCAAGCTCCTCGCTCAGCCCTTTGGCTACGAGGAAGCCGCCACCCGCGATGGCCTGACCGCCCGGCGTTGGACCGTCAGCGGTCTGCTCACCGCTACTGAGTGGCAGTCGCTGCTGAGCGTTTACAACACCTGGCGCGATGCACGCATCCAAGACGCCGACAGCGTGGCGGCCAACAGCGTTGGCACCACCGTCAGCTTGACCGCTAGTGCCAATGGCATCAGCTGGAGCGGTGTCGGCTGCTGGTTCACCAGTGCGCCCAGCGGCGATCAGGCTGGCCGCTACATCCAGGCCAGCGTGGAGCTGGTCGATGCAGCACAAGCGCTGCAGGTCGCGTTGCGGCAGCGTGAAAAAGCAAGGAG